GTAGATGGTGTTCCTACCCTAAACAATATTCCTACAAAATTTACCTTTTTAACAAACAACGGGTCGTCTACAGCAGTTAGAGCAGAGTTATCATCTTCAGGTATTTGGAAAACTGACTCTATCTCAGCCTTTACCACAAACGGTGATATAGCAATTAGTGGCAACGGTAGTGGCAATGTAAACATTGAGTCTGTGAAAATTTCAGGGTCCACTATATCAACTACTGATTCTAGTAGCATTATAGTTTCTCAGACAACTACCTTTAGCAGTAATTTAACAGTTGACGGCACACTAACTGTTACTGACAGTATTGTACAAAACAACGCTAACAACAATTATGTTACTGCTACTTTACAGACACAAGGCACTGCTCGGATAGTAGAGGGGGTACACTACGGCTCTTATACTCAATTGGTTACGAATACCGCAGAGACATATACAACCATTTCTTATAACTCCACAATCTACAAAGGTTGTCGAGCAACCTTCAAAGTGCATCAGGCCACCAATGTTTATATTAGTGAGGTGTTGTTGGTAAATACCACAACTGCTGTTACTATTGTAAATGCACAGGACACTGCGGCAGCGATTGGGGCTAATATTGTTGGTTCAATTACCGCAGATTACAATAGTGCATCTGGTTCTATTAGATTAAGACCAGTGACGTCGGCATCAATTACATCTGGTCTCAATTATTTTTGGACTGTAAGTTACCAATTGTTTACATAATTGACAAAAAAGACTTGACTCTAGTATTATTTCCTGTATACTAATATTGTGGTCGTGAGTGGAATAGGCAGACCTCCCGCTAGTCTCATAGGCTAGAATGGGGATGGGGCGTAGTCATAGACGTAGCCCTTGTAGGTTCGAAACCTACCGACCATACCATATACGATAATAAGTATTAAAACATAACTTTAAGGAAACAATTATGTCAACAACAGTAGAACAACTCAAAACAGATTTCGAAGCATTCTTGGCTGAGGACGCAAAATTCACAGCAGGTAATGGTGCCGCTGGTACTCGTGCTCGCAAAGCTCTACAAGAAGTTGCCAAGGGTGTTAAAGCTCGCCGCAACGAAATCACAGAAGAAAAGAACGCCCGTAAAGAAGCCAAGGCTTAATTATGAGCAAGCAAGATCTAGACAGTCCTGAGACAGATATTATTGCTCAGGAAATTGAAACATTAGATCTAGGGTACGGTGCCGCTCCTCCTGACTATACTAGTATGAGTTACAGTGGCGGTATCGATACTATCACCTTAGATAGCAGTACCATGTATAGTGGAAATACTATTACTTTACCGAGTAGTAGCTATACCATAGGCAATGCAGGCAGCACTCTTTATAGCACAGGTGCAGGCAGCTACAACTGGAATAATGTAACTACTACATCTCCAAGTGTTAATATCACCAGTGACGGTATTGATATGGCCGATGGCACTGATATCACAGTAGCTGGAAAAAGTCTCAAACAGTTCATGGACAAGATGGAAGAACGCTTGGCCATACTCGTGCCAGACCCTGCTAAACTAGAAAAGTTCGAAGCACTTAAAAAAGCCTATGAACATTACAAGCTGATGGAGAAACTCTGTCAGGAATTACCCCAAGAAGAAGAGTAAATATATGGATGTTAAGCTGGTATCCTATTCACAACCCACAGACGAATTTAGAGATTTGGGCATCGATGATGCGCAGGAACTCATTGCGTATTGCGCCCGTGTGTCCAATCCAAGCAACCAATTTAACTCTGACACATCAGAGAAGCTTATTAGATACTTGGTCAAACACGCACACTGGAGCCCACTCGAAATGGTCTCTGCCTGCGTCGAAATTACCACAACTAGAGACATTGCCCGACAGATCCTTAGACACAGAAGCTTTAGTTTTCAAGAGTTCAGTCAACGCTATGCTGACCCAACTAAAGATCTCAAGTTTATTACAAGAGAAGCTAGACTGCAAGACCCCAAAAACAGACAGAACAGTGTCGAAGTGGAAGATCAACAGTTACAAAATGAATGGTACAGAGCTCAACAACGAGTCATCTATGCCGCACAACGAGAGTACGAGTGGGCTATCAAGAATGGCATAGCCAAGGAGCAGGCTCGTGCTGTGCTACCCGAAGGCTTAATTGAAAGCAGATTGTATATGAACGGCACTCTGCGTAGCTGGATTCACTTTATTGAACTTCGCAGTGGCAACGGCACACAGAAAGAACACCAGCTGATTGCACTAGCCTGTGCTCGAGCCATTGCTGCTATATTTCCAATGAGTGAAAGCCTAGTTCAATGAAAGAAAAAATTGATCAGTTTTGCAAAAACTACGAGATACAAATCGTAGATGATCAAAAACGGAGGGCTAGATACCATCCTCCTAGGTATTTTACAGATCCTATGCGAGCAGATATTGTAAGCAGGGATTTTGTAGAGTACGAAACAGAGAAAGTCTTCACAATTCAAATACCAGAAAGTAGATTTCGAGCTCTAGTCGAAATGGAACAGAGGTTTTTTGGCAATCATAAACACGGCTACAGCGATGCTGATATGTTTGCTATGCTTATGGAAAAAGAAAGAGAAGAAAGTTGGTATCGGCAGTCAAACACGGCTGTACAAAAAGCCTACGAGCAGTATTCTATTATGCTCAATCTTGCAGGATACCAAAGAAAGATTTGATTCAAAAAAGAATTGTATTGACAGGTTTCTAGAAAGATAGTATAATTACTTTACTAACAGAGAACATATACTATACTATGGCACATCACACCAACTACTGGTCATGCTCACCCTTTGCAGATTGGGTTCGCGGCAAACCCAAACTAAAAATGGGAACCAGTGACGAATGGCACAACTGGGAAGACGAAGCAAAACGCTATCATCCAGTTCGCTATTGGATTGCTGAAGAAGGCCTTAGCTATGTTCAAGATTTTGTCACTTGGCCTGTTAGGAAAATTTACGATGTTAAGTACTATATCAATAATCGCTGGGTTAGTCGTACTCATAGTCTTACTGCACACCCTAAAGACATTAGACCCGGTCAGTGGTGCGATGTTGGCAATCGTTTCCTTCCTTGTCTATTTAATGAGCTTGTCGATTTTGTGGAGATAGAATCTGCGTGGAGTCACATTGCCTGGGGAGATAAAGAAGCTCGTGCAAAGTATGATCCTCCCTTTTGGGCTAGCGGTTGGTTCCGTTGGCGCACTTGGCGTTGTCCACAAGCAGGTATTGATCATTTAGATTGGGCAATGACTCTGACTAACACCGACTGGTGCGAACCTGATCATCCAGAGTACGGCAAGCCCACTGGACAGGCCATTCGTGCCAAGGAAATTAAAGAGCTTTATCTATGGTGGACCACTGTGTACCCAAATCGTCCAGACCCACACGATGCAAGTGGCTGGACAGAATACTGCGAAAAGGCTCGGATACTTAACGATGGCAGACTTTTTGGCAGCAAGAAGACTCCCGAACTTGAAGAACTCAGCACACGATCACACGAACTTCTACAGAAGATTGAAGAAGAATACGCAGCCGAAGACGAAGCCATGATGATACGTTTGATCAAAGCAAGGGACAGTCTGTGGACCTAATAGCCGAAACTCCAGCTAGGAGTATTTTAAAAGTTAACGAGTGGGGCTCATCTAAGATGTACAAGGTTGTCTGCGAATGTGGCTCCGATGATTGTACACATACCATTGATATAGAAGCAGAAGATACTGGTGTAACTGTAACCATTTATACTCAAACAAGAACTAACTTTTGGTCTATGTCACGTTGGAAACACATATGGACATTGCTAGTCAAAGGTCATGTAGACTTCGAAACTAATATTCATTTGTCAGAGCAATCTGCTCTTAATTACAGTGAAACATTAAAACAAGCTGTGCAAGATGTCAAAAATTTCAAAAAGCCCTGAGCGCCATACTTTCCAAAAAGAAAAGTATATTGAACGCTGTAAGGAAGAGGGTAAAAAGCCCAGTAAATCATATATTAAAATGTACGAAGAACATAATTTTGACAAACTGATCAAAGAAGAAGATCCCAATTGGCGTAAAGACAATATGGAATACGATCTTCGTACAACTGATTGGATTCTGATTAAGGTACGTGAAAGTGATGTCTATGCTCAAAATCTCTATGCGTCAATGTGCAATAGGGATTTTATCAAATATGACGTTATGCCAATTCTAAAGAATCAACGTTGGTCGTGCAGTTGGCGATATGCTGGCGGTATCATTGCCGATATGCGGCAAGCGGGTGACTACATTGATTGGTACTGTAGTGGCATTCGGGGTGAGAGACTAACCGAAGAAGAATTTCAAAAACTATCACTTGAACAACAAGTTCGGGCAAAGGAATACGATGCCTATGTTGGGGAAGGTGTAGTCACTGATGAGATCCGAGAGGATCTATTTCGTCTGGGCTGGGTGGTCCAAGACGATGAAGCGGACGATTAATCAAAAGGAGAACACTGTCCAAAATGAACTGGGAACTTTATGAAGTATGGGCCGAGGACGAAGCTGGCCAAGAAGAGTTGATTGAAACAACTAACAGCCGCAAGCAGGCTTTTGAAATTGCTCAGACTCAATTAGATTTGGGCTATATTGCCAGCATTGTCTATTTGGAAAACGAACAAGGCGATCTGGAAAAGGTCAAAAGATTTGAACACAGTTGACAATCTTGGTAAATGGTGTTATACTATAAGTATTGTTTAACACACTGGAGTGAAAATGGCTACTAACGCAAAACATTTGGCAGAAGTTCGTGCAAAGAAAGGTCGTGACTTTAGCCCAAAATGGGAAGGACACGAAACCTGGGATACTAATCAATTCTTGCGTCAATTCCATTCTGCTATGGCCTGGTATCGTTTGGAAAGTTCTGCTAAGGAACTTAAACCCAAAGTGATAGATTGGATGAGTCGCCAGGGCTGTACAAAAGAAGATATTTCTGCATTTAAGAAAACCAAAGACAATCGTTGCGGTATGACAATGGGAGCAGTTGCAGCCTGTCTACTCAAAGGTATGCCTGCAGTTCGCGACGAGTTTAATGACGGTAGAGACACTGCCGTTTGGTTGCGGTCCCGTATCAACGAAGTTATTGAACAAGGCCGAGACGATCTCGACGACAGTGATGATGTAGTTGAAGTTAAAAAGGATGTATATGTTCCTAGTATCCAAGAACGACTCCGTGAAGTGTCTTTGGGAATGACTGAGGAAATCGAAACAGCTATCGAAGCGTTTCAAACTGATCCCGAAACATTTGATCCAAAGGCATTCAAAGTGCTAAACTTACTCAAGGCAAAACAAGCCAAGGCAGCTCACGCTCGAATCATTCGTGACTTTTATGCTCGAAATCTTACAGAACTACTTGAACTTGCTAGTGGTCAGGCTGACGAGCAGTTGAAAGAAGGATATAGTCATCGTAGCAAGAAGCAGATTAAATCTTTTATTGCATTTTTGCAAGAAATTGAAAGTGCCTGCAATATGTTAATGCAAGAGGCCAAGGTTAACAAGAAGCCCCGTGCTAAAAAGGCTGTGAGCAAAGACAAGATCATTGCCAAACTCAAGTACAAGAAGAGCGACGAGCCTCTCAAACTGGTTAGTATTAATCCAGCAGACATTATCGGTGCTCAGGAATTGTGGATTTTTAACAGCAAAACACGCAAACTTGGCAAGTATGTGGCTGCTGAATTTCAGGAACTGGGTATCAAGGGCACAACAATCACAGGTTTTAGTGAAATGAAAAGTGTGCAAAAGACTTTGCGTAAGCCTGCAGAACAACTCAAGGCCTTTAAAGAGGCCGGTAAAGTGGCTCTGCGTAAGTTCTTAGAAGATATCAACGCAGTTGATACTAAAATGAACGGGCGTATCAACGAAGAAATTATGTTGTTAAAGGTTGTATAATAATTCGGTGAGAGTTTGATAAATACTGATATGAATAATACCAATATTGATCAAACACTCACTGAATTCAACGATGCTTTTAAAGCACTGTTAGAACAGGCACATCGACCTGTTGCTCAGGAAATTACACAATTTGTAGAATTTCGTGCCAAAGACGGTGGCACAAATAACGGCAAGGGAATCCTTTGGTTTGGTGAAGGCAATGTAAAACAATTCGTATACAATGAAAAACCAGATAGATTTTTCTCATCTGAGCACATTGAACTATTCAAAGATCGCACATTGATCATCGGCGGAGTGCCAATTCTTAGTTCTACAGAACTAGGTACGTCTGTAACAAAGAGTAATCTACGTGAACTAGGAAGACTACGAGGATTGATCGTAGACGGTTCAATGGTAATCGATCAATATGTCTATTACAATAAAGAAAATAATAGACTGGGACTAGGTACCGACACACCAAATGCAGGATTATCTGTAGCACAAGACGGTATCGAAGTTGTGCTTGGAACCAAAGATCAAACACGGGGCATGGTAGGTACTCATGCTAGCACGCCTTTTGACATTATTACAGATAACACAGCTAGAATAAGTGTATCACCTACTGGAAATATACAACTAGGCAACACCGACGAAGCACCTATTCAGGTGTCGATACATGGAAAATTAAGCATCGGGGTCAAGAATCCCGATCCAGCTGTTGATTTACACGTGAACGGATCAGTAAGATTTAACGGACACATGCAGTCATATGCAAGTACACCTCCAGACTACGGTGCATACACTCGAGGTGATATAGTTTGGAATTCAGAACCAGAAATTAAAAAGTATATAGGTTGGGTCTGTGCAAAATCCGGTGTGCCGGGAACTTGGTTACCATTCGGAGAAATCAAAGAAAGAGATAGATGATACCCAATTCTGTACTAGTCATAGGCAATGGCGAAAGTCGTGGTTCTATTAATATACAAAATTTTCTAGGTAACATATCATTGGTAGGATGTAATGCCATACATCGAGACGCTGTGGTTAATCATCTCATTTGCTGTGATGAACGTATGGTGAGAGAAGCTGTAGAGAATCCAAACACAGCTTCAACATTTATATATGTTCGAGAACACGCATATCAATGGTTTCGAAAGGTTCAGAAACGTAAAAATATAATTCTATTACCTGATATTCCCGATCAAGAACACAATAGAATCGATCAACCCAGAAACTGGGGCAGTGGAACATATGCATTACTGGTTGCTTCTCAGTTGCCAGATATTAAAAAAATTTATCTATTGGGTTTTGATCTGTATGGTAATGACAGACTGGTAAACAATCTTTATAAAAATACAAAAAATTATTCTGCCGGAGGATCACACTCAATTGATCCTAGCTATTGGATATGGCAAGCAGCTAAGGTATTCAAATTGTTTCCCACTATAGAATATAATATTGTGAATCATGACAATTGGCCGATGCCGCCGGAATGGAAAAAATCTAATGTTGAGTTTCTCAGCATAGAAAATTTTAAGAATCAGTTGCATAACAGTTAAATAGACTGTATACTAAAACTTAGCGGACTTTTAACGTCATTCATCCCGCTTTATAAACTCTGCATGTCGTCAAACTTGCTGCCTTACAAAGGAGACTAGAGATGGCAAATCTACAACCCGTACTTTATAAGTACACTTCGACAAAAGAATATCACGATGCATTTCCCTGTGCTTACAGGCAATGGAGAAGTGATAGTCACTGTAATCTAATTCACGGCTATTCATTTAGTATGAAATTTTACTTTGGCACCAACGACCTAGATGTCCGCAATTGGGCGGCTGACTATGGTGGTTTGAAAGAACTAAAGAAAACCCTAGAAGATCAATTTGATCATACACTTATTGTGGCACAAGATGATCCTCAACTTGACGTATTCAAAATGCTACAAGAAAAGAATATGGCTAAGATTGTTATCTTGCCCGCATTAGGTTGTGAGGCATTGAGCGATATGCTCTACAAGTATGTTAATGGCGTTTACATTCCAGAAATGTGGGGTCCAGGTGAAGCAGCTCGCCTATGGTGCTATCGTGTGGAAGTTCGCGAGACACAGGCCAATATGGCTTTCCGTGAAGGTCATCGTGAATGGAATGAGGATCTATTTGCGTGAACTCGTTTGAACGCATATGGGCCCGGGCAACTGGGCACCTAATGGGACAGACTGATGAGGATAGGCCAGATGTGCCTATCCTCACTTTACGTGAAGCTCGAATTGCTTTATTCTTAAAAACTTTTTGGGTAATTATTCACGTCATAACCTGTTTCTTTATTATTGCCAACACCATTAGACATTGGTAAATAATATGCGCATATTTAATATGCATAACACACCAATTAAAGGACCTAATATGACTAAACGCATTTTGATAATGGGATTACCTGGATCAGGTAAAACATACCTTGCACAAGCACTGAAAAAATATCTAGAAGCCAACGGTGATTTAATGAAAGTTAATCCCGGGCGAGTAACGAACTATGAAGGCATACCAAATCCAGATTTTATGAAAGTAGGAGTAGATTGGTTCAATGCCGATGATATCCGTAAAAAATATAACGATTGGGATTTTACTAACGCTGGGCGTATTCGTCAGAGTTTGCGTATGTTTCAATTTGCTATAGAATGTTCAGGTGAATTTGTTATCTGTGACTTTGTTGCACCATTAGTTGAAATGCGTAACAATTTTAAAGCAGATTGGACTATTTGGGTGGACACTATTGACCAAGGCCGTTTTGAAGATACCAACAAAGCATTTGTGCCACCGGAACAATATGATTTCCGAGTTACAGAACAAGATGCCGATAAGTGGGCTGAGTTTATTGGAGATCATATACTAGCTGATCGCAGACGCCCTCTATTCGATTGGAAAAAAGAAACAGTACAGATGTTAGGTCGTTGGCAACCGTGGCATAAAGGCCATCGTGCGTTGTTTGAACGTCTGATTGCAAAAACTGGTCAGGTAGTTATTCAAGTACGAGATGTACAGGGATGGCAGGGTAGTAATCCATTTGAAGTAGAAAAAGTCAAAGGCTTTATTCGTCGTGATCTAGATCCCTTGTATCAGGGTCAATATGAAATTCAAGTAGTTCCAAACATTGTACACATTGGTTGGGGTCGTGGAGTAGGTTACACTTCAGGTGAAGAAACATTTGATGAATCTATTACTGACATAAGTGCTACAAAAATTCGTAAAGAACTTGGCCTTGAATGAATAAGTATCACGTTAGATTCAATACCAAACATAATGACTCGGAATTAGTTTGGCGTATCTTTGAAAATGGCGTTGAACATCTAGCCACTGATGTTCGAATCATTGGAGAAACTTTTACCGAGTGTACTCACGAGCACGGCGAAACAAAGTGGAATATTGCCTGCAAGGGTAGAATGGTCTGGATTGATAAAGTTGCTGTTATTGTTACCGGAAAAGATTAAAATTTACTTAGTATATGAAAAACTTTAACATTCATAATATAAAATTAGGAAACAACGAGCCTTTGGTATTAATTGCCGGTCCTTGTCAAATTGAAAGCCTAGATCACACACTCGAAACTGCACACAGTATAAAAGAAACCTGTGATAGTTTAGGGATTAAGTTTATCTATAAAAGTAGTTTTGACAAAGCCAATCGATCCAGTATATCAACTAAACGAGGTATTGGTATCGATGAAGGCCTAAAGATTCTTAATACTGTTAAACATCGTTTCGGAGTGCCAGTTTTAACTGACATTCACGAAAGTTATCAGGCAGAGTTGTGTGCTACAGCTGGCATAGATGTACTACAGATTCCAGCATTCTTATGCAGGCAAACTGATTTATTGTTAGCAGCAGGTGCCACAGGCTGTGCTATCAATGTCAAGAAAGGACAGTTCCTTGCTCCCCACGATATGAAAAACGTTGCGGCAAAGATTGCTTCGACCGGAAATGAACGCATCATGTTATGCGAAAGAGGATACACTCATGGATACAATAATCTTGTTGTGGATATGCGTAGTCTACCCATTATGGCCGACACTGGTTATCCCGTGGTATTTGACGCTACACATAGTGTCCAGCAACCTGGAGCAAATGGCACGAGCTCAGGCGGCGATAGGACCATGGTCCCGTACCTGGCGAGAGCTGCTGTAGCTACAGGATCTGTGGCTGCTGTGTTTATGGAATGCCATGAAGATCCAGACAATGCCCCTAGCGATGGTCCTAATATGATAACATTGTCTAACCTTAAAAATGTATTAGAGAGTCTTATAAAAATAGATGGAATTGTTAAATCCCTCCCAAACTAAACAAGAAAGAAAGCGTCTCAAAGCCATTAGAAGACTTGAAAAAGAATCTCGGCAACCGCAGAAAGAAACCGTTATTGTAGATACTAATCTTGAAAAAATAACTGTTCTGTGTGTGAAATTTGGTACCAAGTACGGCCGTGAGTATATTGAACGTCTTAGAAATATGGTATCTCGCCATCTAACAGTTCCTTACGAGTTTGTTTGTCTTACTGATGATCAACACCCCATAGAAGGTGTTCGAAGTATTGTGCAATCTATGAAAAATTATAAAAAAATATGGTGGCACAAGGTACATATGTTCGATTCCAATTTACCAATCAATGGTAGAATCATTTATTTTGATCTCGATGTAGTAATACACGCCAATATTGATAGCCTTGCAATCGGGCACGGACATAGTTTCTTAGGTATAAAAGATTTTAATAGAAAATTTCACCCTTCTTGGATGTATCTCAATAGTTCTGTGATGAGTTGGATGCACGGTTCTCAGAGTCATATCTATCAACAATTCAACAACAATCCTAACGAAGCACAGAAGCTTCAAGGTGATCAAGATTGGATATGGAAAACCAGTAAGGATCGTATAAAATTTTGGCCTATAGAATGGATACAAAGTTACAAATGGGAAATACGCAGCAGAGAAGAACTGGTGTTAAAGGACGGTAAACGAAATTTTAAATCAGTAATCAATCCAAAAATTCCAATCAATTGCAGTGTTTGTGTGTTTCACGGAGATCCGAATCCTCACGATGTTCTGGATCCGTATGTTGTTGACAACTGGCGGTGATGATGTTATACTAGTAGTATGACAAATACTATTACCCCCGAAGCATTACGTACTCTGCTTTTAGAAAATGAATGCATTGTAGAATTTACCAAAGTCAACGGTGAGACTCGATCAATGCCCTGCACACTCAAGGCAGAGTTCATTCCACCCGCACCTCCACATATTACTAACACAGATAATCCCGTTGACTTTCCAAAAGTTAAAAAAGAAAATCCCAATGTTATGAATGTTTGGTGTACAGACAAAAAAGAATGGCGCAGTTTCCGCCTTGCTAATTTTATCTCAGTAAAAGTTAAAGATGAAACTAACACAGTACAGTCGAAATAAAATTCTAGAATCTTTTAAAAGATGGGATGTTCCTAAGGATTTTGCTGATCCTATGTATAACTATCTAGTTCACGGGTTTAGTCCAGGAGGTTGCTTTACAGCAGTATTGGCTAACGACTTTCACAGGGCTATGCGTAGCAGTCATCCTAACAATACTGTTGAAGCATTTAAGGCTCTATCAGGTTGGATAGGTGAATGTATACCTCCCGAAACTAAAGATAGTTATAATAATGTTGATGTTTGGTGCAGTTTACCTGCAGATGTTCGTAGAACTATATTAGAAGACTGCGAAATAATTTATACTACACAAGAAGAAATTATGATGGCTTTGCAAAGTAAGCCTACACATGAACCCGTGCTTTATTAATGAAAGAAACTATGATTAAACGAATTGGTTTTGCCTGCAAGTGGATCAATGATCCTGAAGAGGTTAATGGCATGAAGATCAATGCTAGAGATAGAGACTTAAATACAGGTGCGACCACAGTTAGGTGGTTGCGTGAACATCCTCAAGAAGCAGAACAGCGACTTTGGGATTTAATGGAACGAAACATAGAAGCCTGCTACAAATTAGTCAGCAGGGTAGGAACATTAGATGAAGATCTTAGAATGGTACGACTGTCAAGTGATATACTTCCTGTATACACTGAGCCTAGTTGGAAGTGGTTTTGGCGGCAGCCCGATGTTAGAGCCTTTGCAGAAAGAGGATTTGCCCGTGTGGGTGATGTGGCTAGGAAGAATAATGTTAGGCTCAGCTTTCATCCTGGCCAGTTTTGCGTGTTGGCGTCTATTAACCCGGGCATAGTAGAACGCAGTATAGAAGAGTTCGAGTATCATGTGGACATGGCTCGATGGATGGGATATGGTCAAACATTCCAAGACTTCAAGATCAATGTGCATATCTCCGGCAAGCTGGACCACAAGGTATCCGTGACGCTCTTAGCAAAATGACACCCGAGGCTCGCAACTGCCTTACCATTGAAAATGACGAAATGACCTGGGGTATTGAATCTAGCATTGAATTGGTCAAAGACTGTGCCTTGGTGCTAGACATTCATCATCACTGGATTAAAACTGGAGAATACATTGAAGCAAATGATGATCGTGTTAAAAGGGTTATCGATAGCTGGCGTGGTGTGCGCCCTGTCATACATTATAGTGTTTCACGGGAAGACTGTCTTATTGACCATCCCAGACACATCCGCCCCGATCTTCCGTCCCTCCTAGAAGCAGGTTACAAAAAAGCCAAACTAAGAGCACACAGTGGCTTTTATTGGAATACCGCGGTCAATGAGTGGGCGTTGACACATAGGCCGTGGGCAGACATCATGTGTGAAAGCAAGGCCAAGAATTTAGCCTCATTTGCCCTTTACGAGCAGGATAAAAAAGTTACGGAGCCTTTGGCTTTCGCGGAGTCTTCGGCGCTGCTACTTTCTTAATAGGCGCTTTTTTCGCTGGTGCTCGTTTGGCTTTTGCCACTGCCACTGCTTTGTTTTCAGCAGAAACTTCTGCTGCTGTTGGCTCGACTGAAGGTTGTGCGACTTCGACTGGTGGAGTTTCTACCTTGTAGGGAACTGCAACAGGTTCGGCTGGCTTACTGCCAAAAAGTTTCTTGATTAATCCTAGCATATTAAAATCTCCTTGTCGGTTATTTATGCGGTAAATACATGTATGGCATACAATTTCATTCAAAAGTTCATTGTTGAAGGCAAAAAAGACAAACTCATACAGTTGACACTGCCATACGATCGCGAAGATCTCGATCCCGTGAAATCCAAAGAAACCATAGATTATCACTACGGAACATTATACAAAGCCTATGTTGATCGCTACAACAAGGGCGAAGGTGATGACGATTTCAACGAAGCTGGCGCATTTTTACACAGTATCTATTTTGGTCAACTACAAAAACCAGAAGGATCTAATAGACCCTATGATGCTATTTTACAGTTTATAGAAAAACACTTTGATACTTTTGACCGGTTCAAAGAAGAATTTGAAAAAACAGCCATGAAGATACAGGGCAGCGGATGGGTATACTTGGCTCGGGATGGCAAGATCAAAACCATTGTGAATCACGAAATCAAGAACGACATTGTGCTATTAGTAGATTGGTGGGAACATGCATGGGCATTGGACTATCAGGCAGATAAAAAAAGCTATTTGTCTAATATATGGAAGATAATAAACTGGAGAATAATCAATGGCGTACTCGGACAAAGTAATTGATCATTACGAAAACCCACGTAATGTAGGATCATTTGCCAAAGATGATCCCACAGTGGGCACTGGTATGGTCGGTGCTCCTGCTTGCGGTGACGTAATGAAACTACAAATAAAGGTAGATCATGATACAGGTATTATTACAGATGCAAAATTTAAAACGTATGGCTGCGGATCGGCTATCGCGAGTTCGAGCCTTGTCACAGAGTGGCTCAAAGGCAAAACCCTCGACCAAGCCGGAACAATCAAAAACAAAGAAATAGCAGAAGAACTAGCTCTACCACCAGTAAAGATACATTGTAGTATCCTTGCAGAAGATGCTATCAAGGCGGCCGTAGATGATTACCGTAACCGACACAGCGGCTAAAAAGATTAAACAGAATTTAGAACGCCGAGGTAAAGGTGTAGGCATTCGCATAGGTGTTAGAACCACAGGGTGCAGTGGGCTAGCCTATGTGTTAGAATACGTGGACAGTTACGAATCTGAAGTAGGAGTAACTAATTTTGCACACGACGGGTTTGTTGTGCTGGTTGATGCCAAAAGTCTAGCCTATTTAAACGGGTTGACCATGGATTGGGTCCGCAATGGACTCAATGAAGGCTTTGATTTTATCAATCCCAATGAGCGAGATCGCTGCGGCTGCGGCGAATCATTTAGAATTTAGACACAGGTAAGTCTAAACTAGCAGGCATGTTCCATATCTGCTTCTGCTCAATCCCCTTGCGTTGAGCAAATCTTTTGGCATCACAAGACCCGCAACAATGAAAGAAATTGTTGCTGAGGCGTTTCTTATCTATATGTTTGAGATCTCTTTCAAATATTGAATCACAGGCGTCACATCTCAATACTGCTACGGTCTTTTTTCTCTTATATTGATGTTCGACTCCGTGTTTACTGAGTCTAGAGTATTGATTTTGCTGAGTTTTGATTGTGAGAAACATCTAGTATTTACATCCGGCTTATAAAACTTTGGGCTAAATATTAGAGCATTTGCTCAATCTAGGATTCTAACCATGGCAAGAAAGACTATTGATATCGGTACCGTTGGCAACGACGGCACCGGCGACAGTATAAGAGATTCATTCCGTAAAGTTAATGACAACTTTAGAGAACTTTACAGCTCACTAGGGCTCGGCGAAAGATTACAATTCACAGTCCTAGAAGACACTCCATCTACCTACGTGGGTCAGAACGATGTTGTTACTGGCAATACTCCTGTAGTCACTGTGAATAACACAGAGTCAGGACTGCAATTTAAAAAACTTGTTGCAGGCAGTGGTATCAGCATTGATTTTACCACTAACCCCAATCAAATTGCAATTAATGCAGATT